ACGAGCAAAGAGGAATCAGTGGAAGATCGCTAAGAGCTTACAATATGATATCGATTTGTCTGAAGAACAAGGAGCACCACTGAAAGTGGGGATACTCACGTCGACGTTACCTGGTAAACAGTCGGCGATTCGGTCAGCCAGTCTAAGTGAGCAATATGCGTACTTGACAAAACGGACTACGATGTCCGGTTACACTGGATGGCACAGTATGCGTGGTCTTAACACCAAACTGAAAGAATGGGGGATATCCGGAGGCTCCCATTTCATTGAATTTACCAATGGCTCCGGCAACCAATGGAATACTCACATGCATTCCGTGTTGGTGGGATTCGAAGATGACTGGAAAGTTCCTCTCAAGGAAACTACTGCAGTTCGAGAATGGAACGACGATCTAACGATGAAGCTTCAAACAGAGAAGCTCGAGAACAAGACTAGGAGCAACAAGCGTGTTCTATCACCGCTTGGCCTAGGTCGACTATACACTTTGGATATTGCCAGCGAAGATGAGATGGCATCAATTGCACGTTACTCTGCTAAAGTAGAGTATGTGACAAAGCCAGTAAAAGTACCAGCAGGGAAGCTTCCTGAAGTGAGCGATTTTCTTAATGGATCGAACTCGCTGAAGGATGTTACTTTTGGCGGAATAACGAGTTCTAAGGTCACTCGTAGTATTCCTCGACTTGCTCGACCATTTGGAGACTGGATGAGAAATGGCCCGGAAAGACAATACACTTGGTCGTGACGATGGTGGACTATGGCCGCCACTAAAGTTAAGCAAGAGCGCAAACCTTTGGAGTATCTTCCAACGCAACGTAAGATTCCTCTGGGAAACAACGTAGGACCAGCAACTCAAGTAGGACTACTAGATGCTGGACGGATCCTTTCAACCAGTAATCATCGTCTTTACAGATATGGAAAGCGGTACGAGATGAAAATTGACGCAGATATTTCTGTGTTAGACGGTGGTAATACCATCACAGTGTGGGCACTAGCCGACACATGGGCCGTTCAGAAGGCCTACGAAGAAGCGAAACGCGTCTTTGATGATGCATACCAAATCGAGAGAGAGAATCTTGCAAAGGATGCTCGAGCACGATGGTTTGACTTCAGAGCCAATGTTGGCGTCACTGGTGATCAAATGTTACCGGTTCTGTCAGCAGACCCGATTACATCACCTTTGACTTACATGACCGGAGGGGAATTCGCCGCTTCTATCGTCGAAGACCAAGCTGGAGTTACCAGGGCGTTCTCCTGGAGCCCGGTTACTTCAGCGAGTACGTACTCAATGCCTGCTGAGTACAATTTGGCCGGCAACACATCGACGAGCCCAACTACGCCAACTGGCGCAGGGCCGTATGACGATCTTAGAGCAGATGCTTCTGCAGTAGAAATGCAAGCTCTGCAAGATCGTGGTAATTTGCCACCTTACGATGCAAATGTACTTCCACCTGTGTGGATTAAGATAGGGACTCTTCAACTATCAGCAGCTGATGCAGCACAACGACTCAGCACAGGGTACTTTGGTGCACCCTGTGGGCAAGTCGTGCTTCAGATGACAGGTGGATTAAACACAACCAACGTCAGTGGACTAGTTAGTGTTGAATTCAAAGCCGGTGATTACAAAGGCGTCAAAGCCCATAACATGGAGCGGATGCTTAAATGATTCCAAATGAAACAGCAGCAGTAGATGTTTCAATTACAGCCGCTAAGGTTGGATCGATTGTGGCACACATTCGAAACAATAACGTTGCATACCTGCTCGGTATAGGCATCGCCCACATGATCGGGATAACCGAAAAGGTGTGGAGCTATGGCAACGGAATGTGCTGAACTTTCCGTCGACGATCGCACGTGCGAGAAATGTCGAACGTTGGCGAAGCCAAAGGACTGTTTTCCAGTGATCAGCGGTGACTTAGGTTCTGAACCAGTCATCGATTTTCACCACTGTATCTGTTACTACTGCGGGCATGAGTGGGTGCTATGACCCCACTGTACCATCCCGTAGGCCGAGCCGCTCGTAGGGCTGCATTGTCGGGTGACGCCCCGGCAATGCCAGCGCAAGATGTGCCGACGACCGAACGTAGTGAGGATAGTGGCAAAGGCTCCAAACAATCCTTACTTGTTATACTACACTACCTGCTAAAAAATAACACCACATTTATGTCGGGGTTGTTGCAGGAAAAAACGGGGGGGAGCCTTGGGTGAGGTTCTCACAGGCTGCCTGTGGTTCCTTCCCCACCTGTGAGGCTCGATGAGATGAAAACGGATGCTGCTCCAGACGGTTGCACTTCAGTACGTAAGTATCTCAACGACCGTAGCCTGTGCCCACGATGGAGATTATGCAGCGGGTGCGAAAGGGTACGAGCAAAGAGGAATCAGTGGAAGATCGCTAAGAGCTTACAATATGATATCGATTTGTCTGAAGAACAAGGAGCACCACTGAAAGTGGGGATACTC